TGTTCAATAATGTAATTTAAAGTAATGTAATAAATAAACTGCAAAAAGATAGGGATACAGCCATATATTATCTGTATCCCTATCTTTTCATAATATTATTAATTTACACTTGCTCTTTTTAAAAGAGCGTCCTGAAGAATCCGTGAAAAGTTAATATTGTTCTTTTCACCATATGTGTTTAACCAAGCAGGAATAGTTATATTTTTCCGTACTGTTTTATTACCATACTTTTCAGCATAAGCATCAATATCTAATACAAGCATACTTATAAAGCTTTCTGATTCTTCAAGTTTTATATCATCCTTCCCCAATGATGGAGATGGAATATTATTTCCTTCTTCAAGTTCACCTAGTACCCAACCACTCGCTGCATCTATTCCCATTTCAATAGCGTCTGCTAAATCCTTACCTTCAGTAACGCATCCAGGGAGATCAGGCACTTCTACTGTGTAGCCACATTTTTCTATACAAGGTGTAAAAATTGCCGGATATACTAATTTCATTTTTAACGACCTTCTTTCCTTTCCTTCCATTCTTTGTTTCCTGTTTTCCTTTTACTTTTCTTCGGTTTTTTCTTTTTCGTCCTCCGTTTTCCTTTCATTGTTTTTATTTTTATATTATACCTTTCACCAACATAAGCTATGCAGGACTATTTAAGTCCTGCTTGCTTAAGTATTGAATTGGCTGTTCGTATGTCTACATCTCCGCCACTTCCATGGTTAGGTATTGTTACTTTCCCTTTTTTCGTTGGATGCTTATATTGCATATGTGATCCAACTTGCTTTATAAAATACCAACCGTCATTCCTTATAAGCTTATCAAGCTCTCTGACAGTCATTGGCTTTCCTCCTTTCTTGGTATCTTTAATTTTATTATACGCATTATGCGTATTTTGTCAATAATTTTATGCGTATTATGCGTATTTTATTTTCTTATAATATGATATTAATTATACATAGATTTTATGAGTACAATTTAATCTGACAGCCTAAGCTCCATGCCTGCGTAAAGAGGTGTATCTATACTCATTCCATTATATTCTGCTAACTCCTGTGCCCTGCCTTCATCTCCGAGATAGTCTCTTGCAATCTGGCAGAAACTTCCTCCTGGTTCTACAACTGCCACTCTTTCTTCTGCATTCTGCGATGTTTCCTCTTCCTCACTTTCTGCTGGTGTATCATCTTTAGGATAATACTTAGCTTCCATGGCGGCCTGATAGTCTGCATAATTGTATCCTTCAGCTTCAAGCTTCTGTCTTCTCTCTGGATCATTGCCATATTCTCCGCGATAAATTGCATCAATTACATCTTCGTCAAGCTCCTGGCTTGTCTGATCATCTGATTCTATTGATTCATCCTCATTACTTATATCTGAAACACCAACAAGCTGATTATATACTTCATCTCGCATTATGTCATAATCGACTCTTGTACCATCATCAAGATGATGGTCACTTGATTCCTGAGACATAGCAAATTTATCATCACAGATTTCTCCATCATCATTCCAGTGAGCTTCCCATATAAGTGCACCATGTTCAATAAGCTCATCTACATTCATATAAGTATTAAGCCAGCTATGACTAGCATAGATTCCTTTAGCCTTAATATCTGCCAGTTCGTCAAGCCAAGTAATAGCCAAAGCCTGTGTACTATAATAATCAATGCCATGTCTTTCCTTATATCCGTCAGCATCCTCAATATCAAGAAATACCCCTATAGGATTGCTCTTGTTATACCACTCTCTGACATGAGCTGCTTCACTTCTCGACTGCTCGTTATCAGCTGCATACTGGTATAAATACAGTGCATAAGGTATATTTCTAGCTTCGCACTCATTTATATATGCCTGAGCCATTGTGTCACACTGGCTACACTCGTTATCATCTGAACTTAAATCATCACCATATCCACAACGAATGATCACAAAATCATAATTAGTTTTAATATAGTCAAAATTAATATCCCCCTGATGGCTACTTATATCTATTCCTTTTCTCATAATTAAATCCTTCTTTCTTTATACTATTTAGATTCAAAAAAGGAAGGCTGTTACACCTTCCTTAAATAATAAATATTCTTGCTTTAAGTATCACTTTTTGTTATCTGTTTATATGCCTGATTAACACCTGTTGATGCAAGTCCTGACACAATGCCAACTGCAATTGCATTCATAATGTCATTCGCAGGAAAATCAGGAATAACAAACATTCCTACAGCTCCCAAAATGCCACCTGAAACACCTACAATTACAGGAATAGCTTCATCCTTAACCTGCTTAACCTGCTTTGCTGCAGTACCAATCAAATAAGTAATAACCACAATTGCAAGAACGGTTCCCATTTGTGTAATATCCATTTTAATCACCCTTACCCTTTCTTCTCTAAATCTTCGATTCTATGGTTTGCGACCTTGATTTTTTCTTCCTGGAGTGCGGTCAATTCTTCAAGTTTAAATGTCCTTTCAATAACATTGTTATGCTTATCAACTCGTTTTGTTAACTCGGACAGTTTATAATCAATCAATGTTATGGTCTTATTGTGCATTACATAGTTATTAATCAAGCAAACAACCAATGTAACAACTGCTGTTATAATAGCTTCATTCATGTTTTTTCTTTCCAATCTGTTGCACTGGTGCAACTCTCATTTTTATTTAGGAACATATTTCAGCTAAGAATCATCATAGTACATCTTAGATACCTCCTTATAATATTTAAAAAGCCAGTCCTAAGACCAGCCAAAAATGTGTATAACAAATAAACATAACCATTTATGGCCATGTTTATGGATTTTCTTATTTATTTTTCAGATATATGTTCACAAAACAGTAATATCATTAAAAAAGGCAGAGAGTGCCCGCCTCTGGTTGTCCAGAGTGGTCTTCTCTACCTTTAGAGTTAGGTAATGGAACTTATCTTTATCTTAATTCACATATTCAAAATTTCCAAATAAGTGTAATTTCTCTTAACAATACTCTAAGATTGTGTGGCGTATACAATATATATGAAGATTTAATTGACACGGCTAAAACAACAAAAATAATATATAACACAGAATCTGGCAAAGTTAAATTCGATTCAAGCAGAGGTGCATGTCGAGGGCAACTTTTTAAATTTAATGAAAGAATTGCTAATACTTAATTCTTTTATAGTGAAAATAAAAATTCACCATATATGTAACAACCTTTAACAAATTCTGAAGCTGCCCATGCACCTATTTTTCCATCTGTCGTATAATAACGCTCAAGCCTTATTATTCCTGATGATTGCCTAATACATGCGCCGTAACCTATTAGTTTGTTGATGATTTTTCCGTCTGCGTTATAACACTGCCATGTACCGCCTAATATTTTAATAGAATCTGATGTTAAGCCGGCTTTAGTAAATACATCTTTGATATTATATTGAAACTTAAAATCTGTTATATCTGTACTTGTATTTTCTATTTTGCTTGTAAATTTACACATGCCGACTTTTTGCATTTTATTGTAAATGATATAATTATATCCATATCCATAGCAATCGCTTTCAGATATGAAATTTTTCATAAAGCAATTATAGAATGCGATATTACTGTTTAGTGCACTTACCTCGCTTCTGAGATTCGCAATCATGTCATTGTTATCTTTAATTCCCTTATCCATTATGTTAAGATTGGTTGGGTTCCACGGTGTTTGCCCCGTCCAACCTACTCTTTTGTAAGAAATAAATCCTGTTAAGCTCATAATTACATCTCCTTAAGTGCTGCCATCACCTCTGCTTCAAAATTAGCAAAATCTTTATCGCATTCTTCCTGATTCTCAATATATGCTCTTCTGTCTACAATTCTCTTATTAATAGTTATCTCACCTGCGGAAGGTATGCTGGCTGAAAATGTAACTACAGCCTTTTCCTCTATAGAACTGTTTCCATTCATCGATGTATTCTTTGTTGTATTTAACATATTATTCTCACTTTCTTCCGTTTTACGGATTGTTACTAATTATTTATTACGTCTTTAATGTAGTCTTCTAATTTCCACCATCCACCATTATGCCTTATATAATAGTATCCTTCGATATAACAGTTGTTTCCACTTATATCTACCGTACCTGCTTTCTCACTATGCCGTATCCAATCCATCAAATCCCAATATGAACCACCGCTTCTGATATAATAATACTCATCAACATATATTCCATCACGGCGAATCCTTACAACATCTTCTGTTCCGTCTTCGTTTGACAGTGAAATAAAATGCCCTTGTATTTTCAGATATGCACCCGTACTACTTTTCATTAGATATTCGCCACCAATAAGAGTAGTGGTCATTGTAATACCTTCTTCAGTTACATTTACATTTTTAAAAGTTCCTTCTAAATCAGCATTAACAGCTTTTAGCTTCTTACAGTCTATTGAACCATCTGCCGAAATAGTAGTATTAGTAGATGTAAGTGTGAACAGATTACCATTGATATTAACAGACTTATTACCGCTTATATTAATTGCTCCGCTCGCATTAAGTGTTATATCGTCTGCAATCGCTTCAATCGCAGAACGAAGCTGTCCGTTTTCATTTTTAATAAATGCCGTTAAACTAGCCTCCGTTGCATACTCTCCAAGTTTTGCTGTTACTGCTGCAGATATAGAAGTGCTTCCAGGATTAATCTCGCTAATGATTTTTGCTGTTGTTGAATAGCTTTCAAGTATTTTGTTAGTATTATTTCCAGCTGTTGCTATTGCATCAGTGCCGACCTTGTCTGCATAACCCTTGGTAGCATACTCGCCACTCAATACAATGCTTGTTTCAGTTGTGTCGTCTGTAATTAGCTGTTTTATATAATTGTCAAGCTGTTCTGTCTTTGTGTAGTACATTTGGTCTTCTTGCAGTTTTCCTATACTTTCGTCAATGCCGCTTAAACTATCTGACAATGCATTGTTGGTAACATATGTTTTAGAAATCTCGCTTTTAATACTACTGCTTTCCTTGGTTATTGCTTGTGTTATAGCATTGTTCATCTGCGTTGTTGTGCTATAATTGTCTTTTAAATCCTGCTGAGTTAATGACAAACTGTTACTTATGCTATCAAGATTGATTCTTAATGCAGAATTTTGTCTTAGCATATAAGCTGTTTCCGAATTTTGAATCTCTTTCCAACCATGGCTTCCGTCCTCATTACGAACAAACCGCCATGTTCTTCCTTCGTTTTCCCAGTAAGCAATCTTTCCAATATACTTATCCCACTCAGTATCATTGTACTGCCATGTTTCTTCCCTTGGAAACTGGGTATCTGATGGATAAACAGGAACACACCAATCCCAAGCCGGATAATTATCCTTTGTTGGCACATAAGATATCAGGTATATTTCATCGTCGTACTTGGCCAGATTAGATAGGTTCACACTGTATTCCTGCAATGTCTGGTTTACATTAGAAAACTTTTCCTTAACACTGGTTCCATCTATGTTCTCAGTCCACCAAAGCTTCTGTGTTATAAAATCATCAGACTGCTTTAATAAGCTTCCCCATTCGGAATAATCCTTTCCAGAACCAGTTTTTATATCCTGCAGAAGAACATTAAGTGTCTGTGCTGCATCATCCAGATATATCTTGTTACTCTTAAGCGTATGTGTGCCATCATTGTTAATAACATTAAAAAGGCTTGCTATATCCAGTTTCCCGGCTGATATATTTGCGTCCTCTTTTACCATGTCATTACGAATTATTTCACGCTGCACACCTTGTTCTGTAAGTCCTAACGCGTCAAACATCAAGCTGCCTTTTGAATCCCATACATACATGTTATAGTCACCTGATGCATCTTTTCCGATTTGAACGCGAAGCCTATTGCTATCACTAATCTGAATAGTATTATCAGTCCACTGCGATTTACCGTCTTTGCTGTGTACCTTTACATCTGTGGTATCAATGTCCAAAGCCTTTATTTTTTTTGCATCTAAAGAATCTATCATAGAGTCCTTTATTTGTGCTGTGCCTATCATACTCACAACACTGTTGGCAAAGTCTGTCGTAATGCTTTCGCCTGTAGCAGAGCCAAACACCAGCATATTTACTTTTTCTACCCCAACAGTAAGGTCATTAATCTTTCCTGTTATCGCAGTAAAATCATTTGTCTTGAACTGTTCAAATTCTCCAGAAAGGCCTTTTAAATTTTCTATTGTTGCATATGTAATCCTTGCCGTTTCTGAATCAAGTTTATTTGTTTCAAGTTCTCCGATTTTACCTGATGCACTCTGTAACTCACCTGTAACAGTTAATACTTCTGCTTTAATGCTCTTAAAGCTTTCCGTTTTAGATACTACATCATCAACATTTGTTAGTTTATTGGCATCCATATCATCTATGGAGCTGCCATCTACTGTTCCATTGTCAGTTGTAATATTATTCACTGTGTCTGCTGCATCGTTAAGTTTCTGTTGCATCTCAGTAAATGTAAGCTTAAGGTTAGCGATTTCACATGTATCTTTACTAGGATCATCAGGATATCTTGATATCTTTTTTATTCGTTGCTTAATCTTCGTCTTAGAAAAGCTGTCTATTAATACAACTTCATCTCCAATATTGTAATTCTTATATTTCTTGCTGTTCTGAGACAAATCAAGTATTGAACAGCTATATGCAATATATGGCTGTGCCATATCTGCCAGCTTCTCGGCAGCGTCTTCTTTCAGACTTTGCGGATCCGTATATCTTTCATCCTTCCATATATATGTCTTATTTTTAGAACTATATATATGATTTTCCAATACGGTACTGCCATTATTTACACTTTCAATTGTCAGTCCATCTTTTCCTATTGGATAAATCCTTGTATAAAAATCATTTGTATTCGCCTGGCTCTCTAAAGATATCAAGTTGATCTGGTCTGTAAAATATGCTCCCTTATACGAACCAATTTTTTCCTTTAATCTGATAACCTTATTTATACTGTCAATTTGCATTTCCAGCATATAAGTATCAACTATCTTTTTTAATATTTCCCATGATGAGGCATTTGTCATTCTTATAGTACGCTTCTTTTTTACATCACATTCGCATGTCCACCCAGTACCAGCAAGAGCTAACTGAGCTGCCTCCAGTGCTGTTTTTTCAGTTGTATCAAACGATATAAAAGGAGTCCCTTCTAGCTCGTCAATGTTAAGTTTTGCTGTTACTGTATATGTACCATCATCAGCCAGTCCGTTTTTCTGCTTTATTACATATTCATTGGTTCTGGTCCTGATTATATCCTCCAGTGCCACAGAACATTTCATAGAAACATTACATGTTAATGTCTTATCTCCATAGTCAAGCACCTCTTCAATACACAGATTCGAATATTCAATTAGCGGCTTTTTCTTGCCATTTTTATCAATGTATTTCAGCATAGCCGCTCCTCCTCTTATTTAATCATGAATAATAATGCTGACATATCCTGTGCTGTAAGAATATCATACTTAGGATCTGTTTCTGTAAGCTCAATAACATTCATCGTTACTGTTCTAATGTCAAAATCTTCATCAAGCTCATAAAGTTCTTCTACCTTAGAAATTGCCTCATTCTTTATAGCATCTGTTTCAAATGTATATTCCTTAGTGCCTTTTTTCTCATCTTCAAGCATAATTGGTACACCGTCATCATCTTTCAGACAAACCTCTTTGAATATTTTTTCGCGATGTTCCTCAACTTCTTTATACTTTTCAAAAAGCATTTTCTCATTGGTAGCTATAGAATAGCTTAATGCCACCGGAAGCTTCTTATCATAGACCTTCCGTAGTCCAATTATCTCCTCTTTTATTTCACCTAACTTAAGTTTCATATTGCCTCCTTAAATATATCTTGGATAATAGCTTAATTTTGCACTGCATGTGCTTCCCAGCTTAATTGTAATATCTCCAGGACTTGCCCTTGGAAAGCTCCATAAATCAACTTTATCAAATATATCCTCGCCATTTTCAGTTATCACACATGATTCTCCGTCAATCAGAATATTTGTGTTTCTTCCAACATTGGAAATTGTAATAATATCTTCAGTTAAACCTTCTACTGTAAGACTTCCTAACGCAATATCTGATGTTAAAGAAAGCACAGCAGGAGTTTCTGCTGTGCCTTTAATAGTTGTTGTGTATTTTGTTCCTGTAAAGCTCTCATTAACTGGCTTTCCAAGTTTTGCATGACCTGTTAATGTCAATTCATAATGATATAACCATCTTTTATTTAATTCTCTCTGCTCCTTGGCCATATCAAACTTATATAAGAATTCCATGTCATCCAGCTGAACAATTCCTGATTCAAAGTCTGCCATCAGAGAACTCATTAACTTTTCACAATCTTCTTTACTTTCAGATTTAACAAGCATTTCAATGTATATCTCAAATTCTGTATACTTTGTCTTCTTATATTTAGCTGGGTCTATTGCACCATCAAGCCAATTATTATATACATTCACCGTCCGAGGGTTTATCGTCTGGCTAAGCCATACAACATTAAGACCATATTTAGTCCTTAAATCTGTACCATTAACTATCATCGTGCTCCTTTCAGTCTAAGTGCCGCCTGATTCATGAAATAATCAATATCAGACTTATCATTAAACTTATAATTTCCATTAAATACATTTGTGGTGTTACTTGTTGTGCTAGATGTACCTGCTATAGCTGGTGTAAATTTCATTTCCCCCGCCATACTCTGTACAGCATTAGTTATTTTGCCCTTCTGTTGCTCTATCTGTTCTGCCATTCTTCCTATAAAATCAGGCATCCAAGTCTCATAATCGCGCAAAGGACCTTCATCTGGTCTTGAAAAGTGAAGAAAGCTCTTAATTTTATTGCCTATACCTATAACAGCATTTTCAACATTACTTACTTTTGATTTTATTCCTGCTACAAATCCATCAATCATATCTTTGCCCCACTCTGTCATTTTGTGTGGTAAATCACGAATATAATCTATTGCAACTTCAATTCCATCTGTAATATGTGTTCCTATGCTTACAGCTCTTTCTTTTATGTCAGACGCAAATCCTGTAAATGCATCCACTACTTTTTCTACAAAACCATTTACAAAATTTCTGAATCCTTCACAGTTATCATATAATAGTTTAAAAGCTCCGGCGAACGGATTCACTAAAAGGAGCAAAAGACCTTGCCAGTTATCTTTAAACCAAGATATTACAGCGTCAAAAGCATTTGGAATAGTTTCAGTAAAAAATGTGCTTATCTTATCCCACACTTCTTTTGCAAAATCTACTATTGTTCCTACGACAGCATTAACACCATCTCTAAACCACTCGCATTTATTATACAAAAGTACAATTGCAACTATCAGAGCTGTAATTCCTGTAATTATTAATATTATAGGATTCGCAGCTAATACAGCATTTAAAGAGCTCACTATAGGTATCAGTACCTGAACAACTTTTATTATTGCCGAGACTCCACTAGCCATTTTACCAATAAATATAAAAAGCGGTCCTATTGCTGCCACTAATGTGGCAATTATCAATATGATGTTTTTTTGTTCATCTGATAAGCTTCTGAACCATTGTGCAAAATTTTTAATTGCTTCAACCGTACTATTTATTTTAGGTGTTAATGTTTCCAATAAAGTTGAACCTAAATCTGCTCCGGCAAGTTTGAGATTATTAGTGGCAATTGTTGCCTCGTCCCATGGGTCTTGTGTTTCTTCAAATGTTTCTGATACTACAGAACCATAGCTTTGCAATGATGCTGCTAAATCGTTTATATCTAACCTTCCATCTCTTATAGCTTTCGACATTTCAGCAGCACCTTTACTTCCAAATGTTGATGACGCAATATTTAATGCTTCTGTATCACTTTTTGCATTTTTTATTGATGATATAACTTCTGACAATGCTGTATTTAATGGTTTCCCGCTGTCAGTAAGATTAGTAACAGCCTTCTTTAGTGATGTTATACCAATTGTTGTATCCACACCACTTGCTTCCATCTGAGCAAGTAACATGGTAGACTGCGTAAGGCTAAAGCCTAGCTCCTGCAATGATGCACCATTTGTTTGCAGACTGTTTAGCAATGTATCCATTGATATTCCCGTATCTTGACCAACTTTAGTAAATAGGCCCAAAACATTAGATGTTCTTGATGTGTCAATACCAAACTTGGTCATTATTGCATCAGTTGTATCTATAGAAGTATTCAGATCTGTTCCATTAATTTGTGCAAATTTTAAAAATTCCTCTGATAAATCCTGAAGTTGTTTTCCAGTTGCCTGAAATCTTGTATTAACTTCACCAACTGCTATTCCCACATCCTCCATTGATACAGCCATTGAGCTATATATATCATCAGCGACATCATTCAGTTCTTGCAGTGCCTTTCCTGTTGCGCCTGTTTTTGTAATAATCGTATCATATCCATCATCCAGCGACATTGCCGCACCTATTCCTGCAGCTCCTACTCCTGCAACCGTAGCTGTTAATTTCGACATATTTTTGCCAACACCGCTTGTCTTTTGGCTTATACCATCAAATGCCTGTCCCGCTTTTACTAAACTGACATTGCTCTGTGCCGCTTGTTTCTCCAAGTCTTTCAAACTCGTTTCACAACTCACTATTTCCCTTTTTAAGGCATCATAAGCTTCTTTCGATGTAGTAACCTTGCCACTATCTATTTTATCCTGTGTTTCTTTTAATGTCTTAAGTTTATCCTTAGTCTCTGTAACAGCCTCTTTAAGAAGTTTATGCTTCTGTGTAAGAAGTTCTGTATTACTTGGATCTAATTTTAATAATCTCTCAACATCTTTTAACTGAGATTGGGTGCTTTTTATCTGCGAATTAACCGAACCAAGTGCTTTATTAAGACCTGATGTATCGCCGCCAATCTCTATTGTTATTCCTCTTATTTTTGTTCCAGCCATACTTATCTCCTATAAAGCGTCTATATCCTCCTGCGTTGCTTTTCTTGCATACTCACAATCATCGTTGTTATATTCAATAAACATATCATTCACCAATCCTATGCTTAACAGCTCTAAATCTGATATTGATATCCCTAACTGAACAACCCTAAGCAAATACAAAGGAGTATTAAGTTCTCTGTCAATCTCGCCTACACTTTTTTTTGTTCTGATTCCTGATGTGTTTCAATTTTCCACATGTCTAATATCTGAGGTAAAATCTCATAAATATCAAACATTTCAAATTGATCCAGCCACTCCTCTATATTATCTGGCTGTGACGGGTCTCCATGTTTAGCCATAACATATGCGATGTTCTCAAACATTTCCAAAGATGAAAGAGGCAGAGCGCTTGACTTAACATAAGCCCTGCCCTCTGCTTCCGCCTTTTTCTTTTCTTTCTCTTCCAGTCTGTTTGATTTATCCAATTCATCTGCCAGCTTTGACATGTCTTTAAACAAATCCCTTGAAAACATCAGTCGATATATTCTTGGTACTGCTGCTGAGCTTCTAAAGTGGCATACTATACCACCAATTTCTATATTTCTTTTTGTTGCCATAATTATTCTCCTTATGCAGCTTCAACCGGTGAAACAACATTTTCAAACCATGTTTCCAGTGAAGTAGTGGTTTCCTCTGTTGACTTGGCTCTTACCAGTCGTTTCTTCTTTCCACCAACAGTAAAATCATCACCGGCAACAGATATTGTGAGCTTATCCGTCTGCGGTGTTTTCTTATCCTCATTGGTCTGTGCATCAACATTCGGTCTTGTTGCTGTACAGCCATAAAACCAAAACATTGTTTCTTTTGCATCTCCATCGATCTGACAGCCGAGCGCAAATTCTACTGTCGGTGCATCTGCATCTTCAAACATAACTTTATTGTTATCTGTGTACTCTTTAAATATCTGTGTTCTGAATTCATCCGTAACAAGAGCAATCTCAAGATCTCCTTCATATCCATTATTAGTCGAACTGACAGAATACTTGATACCATCCGCATAAAATGGTTCAAGTCCTCCCTGTGGACTAAGTGACATATTTACCGCTCCGGGTAACTCAAATGGTGTGTCATATGTCCCAGATGCCTTTTTTACTGCAATATGTACGTTTTTAAGATTGTACTTAACCTTATTCTTTCCCATGTCATACCTCCATACTAAATATTTGCTCATAGCACTTTTCTGATTCAATGTATACCTCCGTCTGCTGCCATGGTATCTCATTATCATTAAGCGCCTTTTTTACTTTGTTTTCCGTTTCTATATCTTTACTCTTCGTATACAACTCAATATTAACTGCATGAATTTCATGCCATACCTTGCCATCTGCAAAAAAATTATCTGTATCTGCATCAACTATACATATAAAGGGAAGCCCTGGCGACTTCCCTTCTTCAAATGCTCTGTATGTTGTTGGAATACTTGTTGTACTTAATATTTTTATTAAATCTCCAAGCGTCATTTTCCTAATCTCACCTTCACTCTGTTAAACAAGCATTCACTTGCTTTTTCTTCTGCTGGAGCAATATGTGGATATGCTTTTACTCTTCCGCCGCCAACCTTCGCATGTCCATTCTCAAGAAGATGTGTTAAGCTTGCTCCTGTTCCCTTTGCATATACAACTGTCCGGATATCATCTTCACTTTCATATTGAACCTTGGATGTCCAGCTCTTCTTATATGCTCCCGTATCCTCTGGAGCAGCCTCCCTGATATCTTTAACACATTGCTTAGTTGTTGTTTTCACCTCATCTCGCAGAGTCTTATTTACTCCTCTTGAATAATTGCTTAATTCCTGTGCTACGATTTCTGACAAACTATCTATTCCTATCTTCACATTATTCCCACCTTTTCTTCAAGATAAAGTTCAATCGTCTCATTATCAGACTTATATGTACGATATATGCTGTATGCTTTCTTGCAAAATCTGCATTCACTCTGACCGCTATAGTTTGCTGAGGCTGTCGTAAATGCTAACTGTGCTTTATGCCCGCTATTACCGGCATTATAGAACTCACTCCGTGTAACAGATATTTCTTCAACCCATACAGAATCAACCTTTTCTCCTGTCTTAATGCTTTGGTTCAGTTCATCATTTTCATATACAGGCGTTACAAGTTCAAGATATCCCTCCATCACTTAACTCCTTCCTGCTTAATTTTCTGTTATTAAGTGCCAGCCTTAGCATTCTCGGCATAGGTTTATCCTCTTTCCTGTTTCGGTACAGATATGATGCATACATTTCAACAAGCATACCGTCCTCAATATTATCAAGAACGGTTATGCCTTCCCTTGCGATGGCAGCTCTGGCCAACTCAATATAATTAGTCAAAAATACTTCTCTTTCTGGTGGAAGTTCAACTGATATGCCTATATCCTGTTTCATGATTTCCAATATGCTTGCGTTGTCCAAAGCTTATCACCTCTCTTATTTAGCTTTATCTGTTGGAAATGTTACCGTTGTTGTCGGTGCAGCTGATGAAATTGTGAGTACACCAAATGCCTCAGCAATTGCAGGCCTTCCATCATATCTCGCAGTTCCTTTAAATACAGTCTGGTCCTGAATGAATCTTACATGCTCTGACTGGCTTATTTCTGTGCCTGCTCTCTGTGCAAGTAAATATGCTGGTAAATATCCAAATACAATATTGTCATCTGGAATAAATGAAAGTTCAATGATATCTCCATTGATAAGTGGCATCGTATTGTTCATACCAGCAACAATAAGAGCATTAGTATTCTTATCAATGGACTGAATCTTAACCTTATCATGTGTTTTCTTATTCATCAGCCATGCCAGACCATCTTCAATGTAATCATTTTCAATTACACCTGAATTAGTGAGTATTTCTTTAAAAAGATTAAGTCCTGCAGCACCTGTTCCTGTAATTATGTGTGATTCATGTAAATCAGCCCATGGTCTTGCTGTTGCGCTATATGTTTCAGGCTGTGCAGCCTGTGCTAACCTTGTAACTATGCCCAGTGGCATCTTTGTTCCTGTTCCATACACAATAGCTTTATCAAGTGCTTTTCCAATTGCCTTACCTAATGCATCAATGATAGTAGAAGCAAGGTCTACATCATTATCTTCAAGTATAGAATTAGGCACTGGAATAAATCCTCCCACCTTATAGCCATCAACTTCGTCATCGTAAAACTTAAGATCAAGTTCATTAAGTGTTCCAACCATTTCTGTCCATATTGCTTCCGGTATTGTGCCGATGATTCTTGTCCTTGCTTTACCACTCACTGTAGCAAGATTTACCCTTCCGACAAGCTTAGATGTTTCCTCTACCTTAGTCCTGATAAGTGGAAGCATTACCTCTGGTACTGTTAATCCAACATTGGTTAATGCTCTCTTTTCCTTGATACATGATCTGATTTCGCCAAGGAAATTCTTAACACCATCATCGGCGAAGAACCTGTCTCTTTCCTGCATATCCATTCCATAGAATTTTCTTGTTGTCATTACTTTTCTTTCTCCTCTCTCTTCTGGCTTTGCCGCTGGTTTTGGCTGTTCAGCCTCTGTATCTGCAAGATTTTTTTCTATAGCAGCCACATCACTTTCCAACTTAGAAACCTCTTCATTATGTTCCTTCTTCTCTGTTTCAAACTTTTCAACTTCCTCTTCTACAGCCTGCTTTTCTTCATCAGTTTCAGCTTCACTTATAGCCTGTTCAAGCTCTGCTTCTCTAGTCTCAAAAGTGGCTGTCTTCGCTCTTGCCTCATCAAGAGCCTTCTTTGCGTCTGTGAGCTTCTTACGAAGCATTAATGCCTTTAATGCCATTATTTTCCTCCTTTAATTCGTGCAGTCATCTGTGTTTTCCACAATTCTGACCATCTCTTTTTTATATCCTCGTAATCCTTCTTACGAGCTGACACCGAAGTGTCCTCATATGCTGGGAATGTGCATACTGATACTTCATACAGCTTTACTCTCTTGATTGTCCAATGAACTGTTCCATCTTCCCGGTACTCGGTCTCCTGGTCAAGAATGTCAAATCCAAAAGAACACTGGTCAACATCTCCACGCTTCACTCTTTCATACAGGTTCATTGCATCAGAATCTTTCGGATTAATTCTGATTTTTCCCCATAATCCGCGCGAATCAATTTTCAATTCAAGTGTGCCTGCTTTATTCCTTGCAAGTACTAAGTGCGTGTCATGGTCAACCAATGCCCGGATATCATCACCAAGCGCATTGTCGAAAGCATGAGAATCAATAGATTCCGTTGCTCCCTGCCATAATTCGTAGTTGCTATTAAAAACGGAGAAGTATCCTTCAATGTAAAGGTCTTCTCCGTCTTCCCTCGTATTAAATTTGCTTTCTGCAGAGCGAATCTGCATTCCTGTATCTTTAATTTCCATCCGTATCTCCTTCCTGTATAAGTTTTTTCTGGTCTCCTATCTTATCCAGTGGTATATAATTTTCTAATAAGACAAGTTCATCAAGTCCCTCCATATGAGATGCTCCAAGCTTATCTCTTACCTCATTTCCCGTAAACAGACCTCTTACATAGAGATTGCTGTATACATCACTGATTGTTTTAATATCATACGCATAAAGGCTCTGGACATTGAATTTCCAATACCAGTTAGGACTTATCAGCAATTTTCTAGTTAATTCCTGTTCAATTTCTTCTGCAATTGCCTTTATTTTCCGCGATATAAAATTGTTATATTCGTCTTTATTGTAATTTCCTACACCTAAAAGAAATGCTGGTATTCCAACAATAGATGCAACCGTCTTTTTATCAAGAACAACAGAATCGTTTAATGCTAAATCTCCTAGAGTCAATGGTCTTATCTCTTTTATATCAATCATTTCTCCAGGCAGCATCCAAGGCCTTCCCTGTTCTACCCCCGCTGTGTAATCCTCTAATAACTTTTCTCTGCCTTCTGGCGACTGGAACTCCTCTACAGAGGCATCTACTTTAACAATCAGGCTTGGTTGAAACTTATTTGACATAAATGCATTCTTTGTGTCTGATGCCTGTTTAAGATTCTGGGCTACATCTTTAAGCTCAACCGTTATCCCACGGCCTTTCCATGGATAATTTTCATCCGGGTTATATACGAAATGCAGTACATTATCAGGATCATAATATCGTCCATTTATCCCTATCTGATATCCATATCCATCCTGCAGAAATGATGTCTGACTTGGTGGGATTAATATCATATCTCCTAATATGCCATCGTCCGTTGTAGGATATACAACTGCATTCCCTTTTCCGCCAAGCAACATATTCATTACAATCCACTTTACCCATGTATGTCTCGTCATGAATCTGTTAGGGTTAATGTCAAGCTTCCTGCTTAATTCATTCTTAATCCTTATGTCGCCATTGTCTGTATTACACATCAGATAAATTGTCATTGACGCAATCAGTTCTGCTATTACTCCACATGCTGTCACTACTTCCGGATTTTTGTTTAATGGAGTATATCCATCACCACATAGCGTCGTATATGCATCTCCAGAAAGAAGGAATCCAACTGAAGCATCTCTTTTTACATTTTGTTTCTTTCTTCTTTTACTCACTTTTTACTTCCTCCAAACCAGCCTGACGCAATGCTGGATTTTTCCAGATTTTCCAAATACCTTATGCACGCAAAAACAGAGCAGTCAAATATATCTATTCGCTGCTCCGGCTGAACCTTATCATATTGAATCATGTCATCTGTTTTTTCTATTGCGCTCACATTTTCAACACAATATTCATAAGCTTCTGAGTGAAGATAGTACAATTTACAATCTTTAACAGCTTTTTCTATGTGTCTGAAACCTTCTGATTTCTTGTAAAAATACTGTGGCTGGTCAACAATCTTAAAGCCGGCTCTTTTCATTCCAATAAAATATTCCCTGCAGAATTTTCTGTCATGTCCAACTTCAACAATCTTGAATCCTTTCTTTCTCATGCTTATAAACCAATTAACTATATCCGCATGATTAACAGTTGCACTGTTGCACATATCCAGCCAGCCATTATCTTTCCAGCCAAACAGAGGAATATTATCCTCATCCGCTTTTTTATATGCTGCTGTAACAGGAAACCATGCATGAGGTATTATTATGTCTGTCCCGTTATAATTACCATATAACGATGCAGCCGTAAGATCGTGCATCTTTGACAGGTCTGCGCCACCATACCATTTTATTGGGAGCTTTGCTAACTGTTCAAGTGTCCAACTGTACTTAGAATCGGACCTTCTAAATTCTTCAATGTCAAAATATGCTTTAATAGCAGATGTATATACATTTAATGACTTTGCCAAGAAATCTTTTCTCTGCTGTGGATCATTCTGAGCCTGTAACGAATCATTCATCAGCTCTTCTGGGCGAATGGATACACCGTAAGCAGGGTTGGCCATTTCATGTACCTCTGGATTCGTATAATCAATATCACCATTCTCATCAGGATTAGCACAGCACATAAATATAAAGTACTGTTCATCTTTAACAGTCCCATCTAACACTTTTCTGCAATACTTCAATCTGTTTCCCAAAAATGAATTCTCATTATCTCCTGCCGTTGATATACCTATAATAAGCTTATTGGTGTATGCCTTCATAGCTTCTTTGAACAGATTGTATTGCTTGGGCTTTTTTAAGGCATGTATTTCATCAACAATTGCAATATTGCAATTAAGAGAATCCTGTGCATCCGGATTTGCTGCTAATGCTCTTATATAAAAGCTCCCATCCGGGAGGGTGGCTTCCATACTGTGCTCATTGTTGTTATCAATAACATTTACGCTTCCCCCTTTCTTTCCTCTTACTTTCTTTTCCCCCATTGCTGTGACATTGTAATCAAGGAAATTAAAGCTTTCAAGCGACTGCATTAATGCCGCTGAAGCAATATAAACCTTTGACCCTGAACGCCTGTACCATAATGACAACGCCCATGCTAATGCAGCTGCAAAAGAAGTCTTTATGTTCTTTCGCGGTATAAATATAAGAGCCTCATGAAATCTTACAATGCCTGTACCCTTGTGATAAAAACCAACAAGGTTATATATTATAAATTTATGAAATGGCTCTAATAAAAAAGGAGTGCCTCTCAATGGTGTTCCATCGATACGCTCTCCCTGCTGATGCTTTATTGTTTTTTCAATTATCTGTATGCAGAATTCTGGAGCTTTTGGATTGACTTCATATTCTGGATTGTCCAGATCACGAAAGAATCTGTCTACTGCCTGCTTAAGTTCCAAACAAGCTACTTTCTTTCCATCTCGTATTGATTCTGCATATTCAATTACTGTACTCCAGTTCTTAGCTTTCAATTGAAGCAAGTGCTGCTGCAAGACCTGTCGGCTTCTCCTCTGGTCTTGCCCCTCCAATCTTCTTTAAGCTGGAAGGTGTCAATCCAAGTTCCTTCCAATACGACAATGCTGTCTTGTTAAGCTCATTCCATAATATAATCTTAGGATTTGTAACCATGTTAGTCTTGCCTGCTTTATTGGTATACTCAACAATCATGTCTTCGTCATTTTTCTTATAATTTCCGTAAACTTTATCGCGCTGTTCCAGGGTATCTGCCAGGGTATTTATGACAGAGTTATAAGCAGCGTCATAAGTGCCTAATTTCTTGAGATTGTCCTTGATTTTTCTTCTCCATTTTTCAGACTCCATTTTGGCATTCCCCCTCCCTGATAATTTTTTGCAGAGTTGGAAACGTTTCCCCTCCCCGGTCCCAGACGGCTTAAAAATTTTTCATTTAAACAGGGGGGCTATGCTTTATGTCCGCCCTTTTCAGGGTGCATCTTATTGTGACAAGCATTGCACAGACTCTCAAGGTTAGAATCTATGTAGGCAAGCTCTGGGTATTCATCTACATGTTTGATGTGATGAACCGTGACTGCTTCTCTCTGTCGTCCATACTTCCTGCATTCAACACACATATACTTGTCCCGCCTTAATATCCTGGCTCTCTTCTGTTTCCATCTCTTACTGTTGTAATCAAATTCCATTGCAAACAAAAAGGGAATCCGTTTAAGATTCCCTTGCTCTTTCTGTAGTTTATACTATAACACATTTAAAACTGCAATTTACTGCAATCTTTTATAAATACATAATATCACATTTAAAACTGCAATTCACTGCAATCTTTTGCCTGCTGCCAGTATATTGTTGTACCGGTGCAACTTTCACAATTACGCTGCATTTAATATCTTGATAATCATATCTGCTGCCCATTCCGCTCTTTGATTATATATTTTACAATCAAAACTACTTATCACATCTCCTGCATCTCTATGTATGAACGCATGTGCCAAAATATATGCAAGCTCATAATCAATCTGTTCAAGCGCCAAATTATTTCTTAAGCCTATCTTATTACCTTTTATTCTACTCAAGGTAGACTGAAATTCACATGTCTTTACAACAAATCCGTTGTCTTCTGCAACTCTAATCAGCGTCTTGAATACTTTAATTGGATTTGCAATCTTGGTATTATAAACCACATTATCTGGTTTCTGTTCCCCTATATCTGTTTCTTTAACTCTAAAATAAAAGTCTACCAAATAGTCATACACCTGCCACGCTTTATTTGTGTTAAGGGACTTAGCATGAAGAAGTGCTCCTTTTTCTGTCCAAAGATACAACGCCTTTACATATTTAAGGGAGGATTGAAATTCACTCCTTGTTTTTAACTGTCTTAATTCGTCTCCTGTAATTTCAATATAATGTTTATTGACAATATATTTATTCTTATTATATCTAAAATTATACTGAATTATCTTTGAATCGACTTCATACATCTCTGCCAATTGTTTGGTTGTTAATACTCTCATTCCATTTACTTCTGTAATTTGTGGTAATTGCATTTTTAAAATTCCCCTTTCAAATCTTCTTGAAAGAAGTTTCCCAGAATGATATGATATATTTATCAGCGGGAAACCTCTGGTGTTAGAAGTAGTAGTTGTTGGTCGCCAAACTAAAGCAACTACTACTTTTCTTTTTGTTCCAAAAGAAGATATATCCCGCGTCTTATTGCTTCGCCTTTCGTTATATGATGCTCATCACAATATTCTTCCAATCTTTTTTCTGTTATATTGTCTAAACGAATACTAAACCTGTTTGATTTAGGATTATCAGCTTTGGGTCTACCAACTGGTGACATTGTTTCACCTCCTTTTTTGTCACGCATTTATTATATTTGTGTCACACCTAAAAGTCAACTCCTTTTTTCATGACAACAACATTGTTAATCAGCTTAGGTTTTAAGTCAACATATTTTCATCATATTTCTTCTCCAGTAAAATGTAATTTTTTACAATCGTTAATTTTGTTTAGTAACAAATTATGTTGCACCAGTGCAAATGACTATGAAAATAACCACCAATCCTTTGACTGGTGGTTATTAACTGGTCAAATAACAGCTTAATGCCTTTTACTTATGTATTCATTCATAAGTCTTGTTATAACTTCCGCCTGACTCTCTCCGTTCTCTTTGCATTTGTCAGCAAATGCTTCGACTATATCTTTCTTAAGCTTATATGACTTAGATACATACCCTGCTTTCTTCTGATACTTGGCAGATGCTATTGTCTGCTTATTAGGCTCTCCTACTGGCATCTATTGCTCCTCACTTTCTTTACTGTGTATATAATCATCTTTGCTATTCCTATCGCTATAAAAAATATTCCTAACTTACCTAACATACATTTGCTCCTTTCTTGAAACTATGTTATATTATTAAGTGGAACAGGGCTTTCGCCCCATTCCTTGTCTTCTAAGCTAACTTAGAAGCTTATCGAGAATAAGAAGTATTATTCCGATAACCAAGTCCGTTGATGCACCGACCAGCCAAGTCTTTAATGCGTCTTCGGACTTTTCTTTTTTGTCTGACATATGTATCACCTCCTTACAAGTATATATTATCATATGGTGTACCATATGTCAAGCTTATTATTCTAACTTTCTAAGATATTTTTAGATTTCTAAGTGCTTCGCCATGTATATTATATATCTGTCGCATTGAATACGCTTCTCCTGCTTCTCTCATTTTTATTAATACTTCTGACCAATCATTGTTATCTGATGTGATATATCTATATATCAAAACCATCTGCTGCCTGCTATCTGGTAGTAGATATATAGCACTTATTATTTCATCACAAATTTTAATGTAACTTTCTTTGGCTTTCTCATATTCCTTTTCTTTATCTTCCAGTTTTACTATATAATCACTTAAATCGGAACTGTTATTTTTCCCTTTAGGCATTCCATCATTGCCCTTTGCTCCCATTATCTGTGCTGCTTTCAGTTCCTTTACTGCAAGTTCGGTTACTATCAGATTCCTTTTGGCTCTACGATATCTTTTTAACCATTTCTTTTTATCCTCATTTTCTTTAGTCACTCACGAATCACCTTCCTTTAGTTTATCTAATGCTTTCATGGCTACTTCTAACATTGGTTTGCTAGTTCCACAATTCTGGCCAGTATATGTACACTCTGTCTCTTTGAGATATCCGCACCCTATACATATTGCCTTTGCCACAGCCCTTTTCGAATCCTCTATAGCCTTATTTCTTTCCTTTCCTTTTTCAAGATAATCTGCAGCTTCATTGACATCATTATTGACTACTTTACTATTTAAAAATGCTGTTTTAAACATTTCAGCAATCTCCTTCTCGTCAACTCCACATAAACTAGGAACATTTCTACTCATATCCCCAATGATTCTTATAAAGAAATCTTCAAATTTATCCTGCATAAAATGTATTTCAAATTCCTCTGGCATTTCTATTATTAATTTCATTTTTCATACTCCCTCCTAATAAACATCTCTCCATCGCACCAGAAGTATTCTTCTGTTGGCATATAATTCTCTATTATCGTCTTTCTATTGCATGTATATGTTCCGTCTTCTGCTCATCCGGACACCTCTCTATCTCCACTGCAATACAGTCTTTCTTTGTTATTTTCCACATAATCGTCTCCTTCTACTTTCTCATAATAAAACTTCACATTATCCGACATATGCTTTACTATACCAAATCGCTCCGCCACTTGATAAGGTATGCTGTCACGCATAAGCCTTTTATGTATTTCTGAAAGATACTTTCGAAATCCCTCGACATCTAAAGTGGCTTTATAGTGGTTGCAGCTCCTACAAGCTGGCATGTAATTTGAAATGTCGTCTGCTCCACCTATCCTAAGCGGTGTTGCATGGTCTACCTGCATATCTTTGTAAGCTATTTCTATACCACAGTAAGCACAATGCCCGTTATACATGAGATATACAGATTGTCTCACTTTTTTAGATATTGCTTTTCTTTTATTCATTCTTACCTCTCAATTCTTTCAGTTTTGCTTCGGCTTCGGATTTTGTCAGAAACCAAGTTTCATTAAAGAACCTATCTGTTAAAATATGTCCTGTTCCATACTTAACATCCTGATCACACTCTAAGTACCAGCCGCGCCTTGTCATTACGAAATTCTCTACTTTCTGATGATAGACTTTGTTATTTTCACTATGCCTATTTAATATGTTCAGCTTGTAATTGACCTGACTAGGAACAAAATAAACATCATCTCCGATTTTACAAGGTAACTTGACAAGTCTGCCCTGTTCCTCTAAGTCCTCATATTCTTTCAGTTTTTCTCTTAAATCAGCTATCGCCCATAAATTACGATAAAACAATGCCAGAAGTCCTACTGTACTATCTATTTCTACTGAAAGCATAGAACCCATATATTCCTCAAATTCTTCATCTGATAAATCAGTTAAATCTACATTGCAAATATCTTTCATAAGACTTCTTGCAAGCTGCCTACTGTCAATGTCTAAATTGTAATCTCTGTATCTTGCATTACGCTTATTATCTATATAGCAACTATTATGTGCCAGTTCAATCATAGACATATCAGATGTATTTTTTCATTTGCCTTCCTCCTTCTGCTGCCATCTCTATTGTATTTATCCGCCGGCTTATAGAATGGGCAAGGCTTATCCTCCTTGGCACAATACAGTTCTTTAAGTCCTTTACAGTCTCTCTGCTCAAGATTAGCCATTATACAATCTCTATTGACCATCATTACTACCTCCCTCAAAAAGTCCCTTTAATATTGCATTAGCCAATTTATCCAACTTTTCATCTATTTTTCTATCAAGGTCTTTCGATACCTCTTCCTGCTCTTTGTCTGTTAAAAGTGCCAGCTCACAGGCTTTCTTAATTCTTTCTTCAGCAAATACCTTATCAATACCTGTATTAAGCATTGCTCTATATACAGTCTGTATTGCTGTTCCTAATTCTCCAACAAGTATTACCGGTGTTCCTTTTATTTCAATTCTATTTTTATCACATTTAATCATAATCATTCTCCATATTCTGTATTTATGCGGTCTATAAAGCCTTTAAGTGTTCCAATTCTTCCGCCAATGTAACCGCATTTATGCGTGCTGCTTCTATTCGCATATTATCCGGTGTTATATCAGATGTGCTGTAATCCTCGATAAACAGAGCAATCTTGCGATGTGCATCACATATTGCCTCCCAACAATCCATGTAATTTCCAAGTGCGCCTACTTCGTCCTCATATTCTGTATTTATCGCATTTGTTGGCATTTCTGGCTCTGTTTTTTCTTTCTCTTCAGGTGCTTCTTTAAAATCATGTGTTTCTTCCACCATTTTCGACATATCTTTTTCAAAATTCGGTTTTTCTGTGTTTTCCGGTAAATACTCCGGATGATTAAGAACGCTGTCCTGCCCTGGTATCTGCTCCTCTTCCGTATTCTCTTCTACCGGCTGTGGCTTAGATTTCTCAATTTTGGCTTTCTGCACCTTCTTTTCTTTCCTCTGCACTGGCTTTTCCTGTTGCACCGGTGCAACTTCTGCTTTTTTCGGATATTCCTCTTCATAAATGTTCGTCCACGCCTTAACCGGATCTTCTGTATCAACTCTGCTAAGTATGTCTACCACAAAATCTGCAAGGTCCTCTATGTTCCACTCTGTCTTTTCCATGCTTCGCACATTGGTTATCGTTATTCTTCCGGTATTAACCTTAATACTTAACATTAGTCGACCAGTTCCCGGAATACGCACTGAATATATCATCTCTCCTGATGGAGCTAATACATTCATCAGCTCTTCTGTTTCTATAGAAGACTGTGCAGTCTTGATAAATAGTTCAGGCATATCATGCAAAAGCTGATACATAACCTGTCCAAGCTCGTTATATTTTTCTGCCTCTTCCTGTGTACCTTCCATCCATACTTCGATATCAGATATCTTATTTTCCTCATCAATTTCCTTTTTGATATCTTCTATCTCAGACTTGGAGAAATCTGCGCTTATCTCTTCATTAATTTCATCGGGAAGCTGCAGCATGATTGTCAGTTTTGCATATCCCATACCTTTATATCTATCCTTCAGTTCTGCACTGTTTCCGCCTTCGCTGAATCTGTCGTTAATATGTATAAACCTTGATACCTGTGTTTTATCAAGACCATAGCGGGCTTTCGCAAATTCCACAACATTTGCATATCCAGAATTAGCAAGTATATCTGTATCTCTGGCAACCTTAAGAAGATATCCTATCTTTACAAAGCTTTCCGCACTCTTTACAAGCTCTGTATCTAATTCCTGCTGCCACTCATTAAATGTTTTTGTGTATAGCACTTCATTCATGCTGTTTTCCTCACTTTCTTATCTATGTGTTTTTTATATTCTTTTAAAAATTCCTCTATAATCTCCCTATCCGGCTTAGTATCATGTTCTCCATACCACTGCATTATCTTGTCATTCTTTAACTCTACCGTAATATATGGAGTATCAGGAGCCTTTATATCCCGGATTACCATTATCCAGCCTTTCCCTGCATTAAAGTCCTTCAGATAGTGCTGGTTATCACTCCCGACACAGTGGTGAAGCATTCTCCCTTCTAACACAATTTCTTTAGCATCTATGGCTGGCCTTATTACTAATCCTTCATGCTTAAATGTATATTTCTTAGGTATTTTCATTGATCTGCTCTTTATATTCGGATATTTCTGCTGCATCTCAGTGATATACTTCTCATTTTTTCTCTGTTCAGCTTCCAGACGTATTCGTGTATATGTTTCATACAGATTTCTTGGCTTAAGATAAACAGTATTACTTAAGTCATCTCCATTTTCTTCACGTTCTCGAAGATAATCTTTATATTCTGTAAGTACCTGCCTGAGATTCTCAAAATGGTCATCTTCTAAATACTTATGTGCTATATTCCATAATTTTGTAATGCTCTGAAATCTTAATAAATACTCTAATGCTGTCTGGTTAGAACTCATATACAGTTCAAATAACATGTCATAATCCTGCTCTTTTATTTTGTATTTATCAGCAATCTGTTTGAACGCTTTAATCTCTTCCGGTCCAATAGTTCCCGCTTTTCCACTTTCCTTTAAATACTTTAGCTGTGGTTTACTGATTCTTAATATCTCACACAGTTCCTTTGCATGCTTATTCACACTGCTTGTACTGCCTCTCTGCCATAGAATTCTTTTGCAAATATTTCTAAAATCATTCTTAAATAATGTCTCCAGTTGTGGACATCTCGCGAAGCTTTCCACAGTCTCATACCTGGCCAGATACTTTCGTTCTATTCTTTCAGGTATGTTGTATATTGTTTTATACATATCTTGTGGAAGATACTTCATCTGGCTGTCCTTTATGCAGTCATAGTTGACCTCAATAAGTTCTATTACATTGCTAAGTGCCACATTTCTGTCTTTACGCCATTTGTCTTCTGAATTGTATCTATAATATTCTCTACAATATCCGGGACGCATAAACACACGCTCATACTCTGTTGTTCCGATGTTCCTTGCCCCTTCTGGTGTTCTTGTTACAAATACATCATACATTCTTGTAATCAAGGTTCCGTCTGCTGCCACCTGATATAAAAATGTTGTGAAATTCTGGTATGTACACTTGGCATGCCCCATTTGATAAAGCAATGCACTGTCTCCACATTTAGGGCATTCAAAAGCTTTTAATCTTTCCGGCTTGGGATATGTCAGTATCGGTTCAATTCCTTCGTATGGTTCTGTTCTTAGCGTATAATCTTCTCCGCACTGGCAACAATGATAATCAGCATATATTCCATGTCTTTTGTAATATATAATATTCCCCTGATTCGCTTTGCTTTCTATACGCATTTGAAGAATTCTAGGCTCTTCCGGGAGTAATTCAAATAATTTATCTCTTTCCTCATTGGCACGGTTCTTTTTTCTTACATCCTGTAATCCGTCTATTTTATATTCAATACTTTCTAATATGTCTGTTGGTTTATCGTTATAACATTTAACCCCCATCTGTTTTGCATATTTTTTTATTGCTCCTGATGCTTTTTCTGTTGTATACGCCTCATGTATCATTCTTCTATTTGGATTGTTCCAATAGCTTTTTGTGTCGGCTTTATTTTCCCTGTAGTCATAATTGAACCTGCCTGTACCGCAATACGCTTCTCGATATATCAGTTCTTTTTTACTATAAAGGTCTACAACCAGGTAATCATCATCAAGCTTTATAATGTCTGCTATAAGAGTAAGCTTATGTCTTCCTGTGGGCTTTTCTCCCTCGTAGTCTATAATCTGTTTTCTTTTCATTTCGCGCCTCCAAGGTAATAAGCCTTTATGATTTCATACGCTCTTCCCATTCCAGGGATTCCCATCTTAACAGAAGCACCTACGCCTGCTGCCTTAACAATATCCTTATCCACCGGATAACAATTCTTAAAACTCCACTTAAGAAGTTCTGCGATACAGCCCTTTATCGTCTTTCCCTTTTTGCGTACCGCTACAGCCATATCAGGATGCTCTGTAACCTGTGCTTTTATATAATTTATCCAATCCTGTACTATCTCAACCGGCTTAAGCTCATCCTCTTCAACCTTGATTTTTCCAAGCGCCGCCATGAGTGGATTGCACAACTCTGATACTTCCCCGTCTATATAGTCCTCTGCGTCAGCCGGATCAAGGCCATTCTCTCTTGCTATATCCCTTATAGCCTGTGTATCTCTCTGTGCAAGCTGTCCTGCTGCCGCCTTATTTATTTCTTCAGCACTATCAAATTCTCCAAATGTATCAAACATAATTACCTCCTATTACTTGCATGATTCCCGCATGCATTTATACGAACAGTAATACTTACTGCCTTTCTTATATCCCCACGTAGTCCTATCTATCGTAAGTGTAGAAATATAGCTGCCGCATTTTGCACAATAGAATCCATTCTTGTCATTTTGTTTCTCAGCTGGGTGTCTTCGCCTTTCTGTCCGGCTTATCTGCTTTTGCTGTTACAGTATTACCCAATGCAGAAATACAGGCTTCCAGAGACTTACAGTGTTCATCAATAACTTCTCCTAAGCGGCTCTTAATATATTCAGCTGCATCATCTGCTATATCTTTCATGCCTGGGAGCTTGTACAGCTCTGTATATCCTGCGTAATGGCTTCTGTCTTCGCTCGGTTCTCCCTTAAATAAATCTGCTCCTGTAAGCTCTTCCTTAACGCGATACATGTCCAGTACCATATTTGCACCATCTTCTATCGCAAGCCCCAGCCTGCCTACCTGTAACAATGTTTCCTGTGTCATATTGCCTCCTACAAATAATTTTTCATGAATAAACTCATCCATTCCTCGTGACTGAATAGCTGCTCGAATCTCTTCTGACCTGCTCTTATAAGCTTCAGGTCTGTTTCCCTGCATTTATGTACCGCCTCTTTGCCCGTCCTGTGATGCTCCTCACAAAGCCATACCTTAAGCCCGTAATGCTCTGATATCTTCCTGTTGGCCATACCGTGCATAATGTGATGGCACTCTAAATCATTCGATGGAAGCCTCTTAAAATTATTGTTTTTAATCATTGCTTCTCTACACAGGAAGCATTCTTTAATGTCCTGCATTATACTTTCCATTGTTTCTCCTTTCCCCTCCCGGTCATGCCGGGAGGACTAACCATGCCAGATAATAAACTGTGATATATTCTTAATCTGTGCGTGAATAAGTACCGTGTAGATATATTTGGAGTAAAATGTCACTCCCATTCTGTATTTATGCGGATTTCACCGTTCTTGTTTCTTAATTGTCTACCTCTGGATGCTGGCAGATATACAATTCCCGCTCAAGCTTTGCAATCTGACCTCCAAGAAGGGTAAGATTAGCAACCTTGATGCTTGTTTCATCCGCTGTTTTACAGGGCGGCATCATGTACGCGGCTTTTCTTAACCACTTAAGCCGTTCCAGCTCCTTTTTTATCTTTATCTCGTCCATGTTGCCTCCATCTTCTTAAGCTCATACTCCATCCACTTTGTAAAATCATGCGGCTCATCCGACCAGCTTATAACATGTCCGTGGCTTACATTAAGAAACTCCTGCCACAAATCCGCATTCTTTACTGGCTTGCCTGTCTTTTTCTTCCAACCGTCCTTTTCCCACTGTTGTGGCCAAGCATTTCTACAACTGTTTAATACATGCTCACATTCTGTATTTATGCGGATTTCACAGTTTTCATGGAAACGCATAAGTGCATGTATTATTGCCTGCAGTGTTGCCTGGTTCTCTGTTACATTCTCAAGTGTGCCTTTTCCATTACGGACAAATTCCTTGCCATTAATAACTATCTTTAAGACATACATGTATGCGACATGCTTACGGACTGCTGGTCCTCTTGCACTTGTTTTTATATAAACATCTACTTTCTGCACTAACCACACTCCCTTCCTTTATGTCGTCGGAACTTGGCTTCATAGTATCTAAAGCCCATCTCAGATATTCCGGTTCTCTCAGAATCCTTAACCATGTAATATCCTTGTTTCTCGTACTTGCGTATTGTGCTTCTCCTTGTTTTATCTGCAAACGTATTTGCATTAACTACCTGTTTTACAATCACTGGCTCTTTTAAATTTCTTGAAGAATTCCATCGCTTACCTATTCTTCTGCCAAGAGTCTCCTCTGTCTTATTTGCATACTTAACAAAATACTGAGCAATTCTTGTGTAGTCATTGTCACTGTCCAGCGGCTTTACATGGACAAATCCTTTGTTCCAACATCTCTTTAATACACGCACATCACATACACTCATGATCATGTGAATATGATGCGCTCCCTTGCTTCCTATCTCTTTAACATAGATGTACTTTAGAGGACCAATGTTCTCAAATTCTCTCCTCAAAGCTTTTAGCAGATTGCGAATATCTACTGTCATATCATCAGGTGTGGGAGGTCGGCTCTCCCTGGCATAAGTCCATGTAACCAACATTCCTGTCTCATCTGTAAAATTGGTATTCATCTTTGCCGCCAGCTTTCTTTCTGCCACTCTCCGGTTTATGGTTTCCTGTTTCGCTGTTGTTACCTTCTCCCGGCTCTCCCTTCTTTCCCCTCGACAGTTATATCTAAGGGTGTGATATCGTCTTATTGTTATTACGCTACCTGCTATACATATTTCCTTTATGTATGGCATTAAAAATTGTCTCCTTGGTTCTTAACTTAATTAATACAATCAAGTTTTTATGGGGATTTCTCCCCATTATTTTTCTTGATATTCACATCAAATATTGACTTTATTCTTAAAATGATTTATTATGTATTCAAGTTGTTACGCAACTTGTCGATTTGGTTCGAGCCGCTTCTCCAAGCGGCTCTTTTTATTTACTCTGTCTTATCTTCTGTGACCTTATGTTCTCTACGGACATGAAGGCGTTCATCACTATCAAGGTACACACTGTAGGTAACCCCCCCATCTTTAATTGTGAGCTTATCAAACTCACTTCTCATAACAGGTCTTACTGCAGCTTTCAGTACCTCTCCTATCTGTTCACTGTTAGCAAGCTTCAGGCACTCGTCTTCTGCCTTACGCACTCGCCTTTCTACATTCCACCATGCTCTTGCACCTTCACATTTGCAAATCTTAGTCGCTTCCTCTGAAATGTATGTATCCCAATCATCTGGTTTGTCTTCATATGAAGCTACAATATCATCATTAATCTCAAGCATTGCCTGCTGCCCGCAATACATGCACTTTCCCAAATATGTACTTTTAGTCATTTACGCCTCCCTGAGTCTAAAGCTGCCTACCGGAACTCCATTTCTATTTTCTAACTTATGCAATCTGCACATCCACTTAGCTGCATCTTCAATGCGTCTATCGTCTACCGCCACATTAATGCGCCTGTTGTATGCAATTATCAAACCTATGTCTCTCATTTTGCCTCCTTATACCGCTTTGTTTTTCTTGGGAATTACCTTAAGCCCATTCTGGTGCGCCCACAGGTTTACAAGTGTGTTATACGCACGCTGTTTCCAATTGTTTTTTTCTTTTTCAGACATCTCTTTCCAAAGTTTTCCCATAAAATCACCTCTGTTCTTTCTTCATCTTTACCCAGTCTTCTACATCTTTTTGTGTCATCTTCATAGGAGCAAGCTTGGCTCCCCAGTATTCCGACTCTACTGTTACAGTCTCAATGTTTTCTTCCTGCATATACCGGAGTAAATCTTCAGGTTTGCCAAAATTGGCATATTCAGTTCTTATGATCATTACCTGCTCCTTTCTTAAAGTGCTTATAAATATCCTTGTTAAACTCTTCTTTTGCTTTTATACTTATTTATTAGGAATCCGACATTCCCTAATAAATGCAAAAGGAGTTTTCTATGGAATTTTCAACATCTGATATCATTCAATTAATAAGCATACTTATATCTTCACTTATAAGTATCATTGCTGTTATCATCTCAGCAGTTTCCATTCACCAAAACACAAAATCTTTAGAAGAATCTGTCAAGCCCTGTATCTCTATTTATGTTGAGCAAATAACTATATGTGAACAGCAATCATATTTTGTGATAAAAAACTTTGGTGCAAGTGCTGGCATAATTACCGATTTCCAATTTCTTAATCCACCCGATAGAATGTCACAATCACTGTCAGTAAATCTTAATAGACTTAAGGGCATAATTTTAGCTCCTGGACAATCAAAGTTAATTTCCCTTGATTGTCAGATATTCAAGCCTGATACAATTTACACATTCATCATTACTTATAAGAATGGCAAAAAAACTTATACTGACAGATATGATATAAACATCAGAAATTACACTCAGATTCCTACTAGCCGACCTGAAAACAATTCTAAATATGTGCTAAGCAATTCTTTAAGAGAAATAATTGAACGAATGATTTAACCAGGAACAATATTCTTTTTTACATCTTCCATCATTTGCTTAAAGAAGCTTTCTAAATCTGATATTGATAAGCTGTGCTGATTTGTTAAATGTAATATTTCACTAACCAGTTCGTTGTACTCATCAGTTTCCATTGACTTGCTTGCCAGTGTTACTGAGTTGTATATATTGGGATTAACCCATTTGACATAATTAACCTGTCCCTTCACTCTCTCACCTCCATAACTAAATCTCATTTAGGGCTTATTTGAACAAATGCTGTATCACAAATCTGGAACATTCATTCAACTCTTCTTTTGTTGGGCGAATGTTTTTCTTTTCTAATAATGCAGCCGCTGTTAATACACTAATTTTGTTCTTAATCCAACCACCTGCACATATTACTGTTGTTGCAAAAAATAACACCGCCATCTTCTCATCTCCTCGATAGATAATTACTTGTATAATTGCTCTTTTACTCCTATACTCTAATTACAGGCTATTGCCGTAGCCGAGTAACAAAGAAAGGAATTTACTATGCATCTAACTAATAACTCAAAAAAGCTCCTATATATTTTATATAATGAATATATAAATCGTCGTAATCATAATGTGCCGGCAAAACGTGCCGTCCACTTTGATAATGCAAAATCTGTTCACGAAAACTTTATGCCCGATGAACAACTTGAAGATGTTGAAAGCTATATGATTGAATTAGAAAACAACAGCTTCTTAGATAATTTTTATGCTGATGGAACAATTTATTATTGTGACCTCACAGATTTTGCTATTTGTAAAATGGAAGAATTACCAAAAAACACTTTACTTTCTATTGCTGATTTTATTAGTAAATTCATTCCCTAGTAATTCCCAATCATCCGCAACCAAATCTGCTTGTGTAGGATTCCAACACCTACATGAGCGGGTTTCATCCTCTTTAAACACAATCAGTTTGCACCTTTCATAAGAATTAGTTGGTTGTACAGCTCCGAATACGGTATCCGACCTTGATATGACGCTTTTTCTCACCATAAGTCTTCCCTGATCTGCTGCCAACTTTGCAGCTTCACTTATATACATCTCTCTCACCTCCTTGAACAGACAATTACTTGATTTATTTTCAAGTTGCAAAATAAAAAAATTAAAGCTTTATCTGATTAAGTGTTACTCCAAAATGCTCTGCAAGGGCTCTAACTTTACTAACTGCAACATTAGATATATCTTTTTCCCATGAACAATAAGTCTGTGGAGAAATGCCTATTGCATTTGCCACCTGTTCTTGGGTTTCGTCTTTCCTTGCCCTTAATTCTTTAACGGAGAACTGCATTTCGATTGAATTCAATTTTAAATCACCTCATTTCCACTTGAATTATTTTCAAGTGTATATTACTTGATTTATTTTCAAGTGTCAATACTGTTTTTGAATTATTTTCAAGTTTTTTCTCTTTTTATTCAAATACACTTGAATTTATTTCAATTTTATTATAATATGCTCATATAAATTAGTCAAGTCCAAATTTGTGTGTAAATTCATCTTTCAGTTATGTGGTTTTATCTAC